ACATTTGACGGGGCTCATGGCAGCGTCATGGACTTTTCTCCTTTCGCCATTCTTGCTCCTTCCCTCTCACGCAAATTCCCTGGTTTGCTCTCGAGCTAAAACTGTCGTGAGTCCCTTTGAATGTCATACATATTTGCCAGTAATCGCCACAATAGATGACCATAAGGAGGCTCGAACATGGCAAAAGCGGCAAAAAAAGATTCCGCCAAGGAGCCGAAGCCCGCTATGACGCCAGAAGCTCGCGAGCAACAGCTTATTTCCGAAGCTATGAATGCTGCGGAGGAGCGAATTCTCGACGGGACAGCCTCTTCTCAGATCATTTGCCATTTTTTGAAGCTTGGCTCAACTAAGAATGAGCTTGAGCTCGAAAAACTTCGCCAAGAAAACGCTATGATCGCGGCTAAGACCGAGGCATTGCAGTCTGCGAAGCGCATCGAAGAGCTCTATGCGAACGCAATGGATGCGTTTCGTGGCTATGGCAACTATGAGGACCCCGATGAGTATGAAGACATACAGTGAGTTGGAGGGCATCGAGCGCTTCGTCGATCGGTATCGATATTTGCGCCTATGCGACCACGCTGTTGGGGACGCTACGTTCGGTTCGCAACGTTTTCTCAACCAAAAGTTTTACCATTGGCCCGAGTGGCAGAAAGTGCGCAATGATGTGATTGTCCGAGATGATGGCAACGACCTTGGTGACCCATTGCGGCCGATCAAAGGTCTTGTGGTGGTCCACCATATCGAGCCGATCTCGGTCGCAGATATTTTGGAGCGCACTGACAAGCTGCTTTCGCCGGACAATCTTATTTGCTGTTCGACCGAGACACATCGAGCGATACACTACGGCTCGGAAGATTCTATATTTTTAGGTCAACCAATTGAGAGACGACCAAACGATACCTGTCCTTGGCGTAAATAGGCCTCTAGTTGTTTGAGAGGAGGAATCAATGGATGTATATACGGGTTCTTCAATCTGGCAACACTATCCAAGCTCTGACGAGATCTACCACTATGGCATAAAGGGGCAAGTGTGGGGAAGACGTCGCTACCAGAACCCTGATGGCAGCTTAACCGAAGAAGGGCGTCGCCGATACGGCGTGCTTTCTGGGACTATCGAGCGTCATAACAAAAAAGTCGTTGCTAAGCGGCAAGCATCCGAGAACGACGAGCAAGACGCTAAGCAGAAAGCCTCCTCAGGGCGCACTAAGCGAGTGTCGGAGATGTCCGACGACGAGATAACTGAGCGAATCAAACGGCTGACGTTGGAGCGAAATCTACTCAACCTTGAGGCTGACGTGAACCGTCTTCAACCGGCTAAAGTGTCCACGGGCCAAAAAATTGCCAAGCAGCTAGGCCAAGTGGCCGTTGATGGGTTGACAAATGCTGCTAAGCAAACTGTCACTGCGGCGCTCAACGATGCTGCTAAGAAAGCAATTGAAAATTCTCGGGAGCAAAACAAGTCTAAAGAGACTAAAGAGTACGAGGCGCTGAAGAAGGAAGCGGACACGCTCAAGCTTCAAGCCCAGATAAAGGGTTACCAAGACACCATTAACGGCGTCAGCAACAATAAGAAGAAGGGCAAGGGCGGTTCGGCCAACGCTGAGCAAATCCAGGAAATGTCAGATCGTATCGACGAGATACGTGAGAAACTCGGTATGGATTAGGTGACGCCATGACACTATCAAACACGGCAACACCTATTTATTATGGGCAATTTCGAGACGCTGTCATTCGCGGAGAGATACCTGTCAACCGCGAAATAGAGCTCGAGATGAACCGCATCGATGATCTGATTCGAAATCCTGGCGTTTACTACGATGACAAAGCTGTCGAAGGTTGGATCAGATATTGTGAGAACGAGTTGACCCTAACCGATGGCGAGGACCTGCACTTACTGGACAGTTTCAAACTCTGGGGTGAGCAGGTATTCGGATGGTTTTATTACGTAGAGCGAAGTGTGTACGTCCCCGACGAGAACCATCGTGGAGGGCACTACGAGCGGAAGCGCATAAAGAAACGACTCACGAACAAGCAATATTTGATCGTCGGTCGCGGTGCTGCGAAGTCACTCTATGATTCGTGCATACAATCATATTTCGAGAACATCGATGTCAGCACGACGCATCAAATCACGACGGCCCCGACGATGAAACAAGCTGAAGAGGTTATGTCGCCAATTCGCACAGCTATTATCAGATCAAAGGGTCCTCTCTTTAAGTTCTTAACTGAGGGATCAATTCAAAATACAACTGGCTCTCGTATGAACCGGGCCAAGCTCGTATCCACTAAGAAGGGTATCGAGAACTTCCTGACTGGCTCGCTAATTGAGATCCGCCCGATGTCGATCGATAAGCTTCAAGGCCTCCGATGCAAGATTGCCACAGTTGACGAATGGCTCTCAGGGGATGTTCGGGAGGATGTTATCGGAGCGATTGAGCAGGGCGCGTCGAAACTTGATGACTACCTTATAATTGCAACGAGTTCAGAAGGAATCGTCCGAAACGGTTGCGGCGACACCATAAAGATGGAGTTGATGAAGATCCTCAAGGGGGAATTCATCGACCCGCACACATCGATCTGGTGGTACAAGCTTGACAGTGTCGATGAAGTCGGTGATCCTGATAAATGGCTCAAAGCGAATCCCAATCTGGGCAAGACAGTCACCTACGAGACATACCAACGTGACGTTGAACGCGCGGAGAATTCACCAGCTGCCCGTAACGATATTTTGGCGAAGCGTTTTGGCCTTCCTATGGAAGGTTACACATACTTCTTCACTTATGAGGAAACTCTTTGCCACAAGCACCGTGATTTTTGGGGAATGCCGTGTGCTCTTGGCGCGGACCTATCGCAAGGTGACGACTTCTGCTCGTTCACGTTCTTGTTCCCGTTGTCATATGACTCATTCGGCATCAAGACGATCAATTACATCACCGAGCGAACGCTTCATAAACTTCCAATCGCCATGCGGAACAAGTATAACGAGTTTATGCAAGAAGGATCGCTCGTTGTCATGAACGGGACAGTTCTCGATGTGGACGGTGACGTTTACGATGACCTAGATCGTCATATCATGGACCATGACTACGATGTACGGGCTTTCGGATACGATCCTTATGGGGCGAAAGCATTCGTGGCCAGGTGGGAATCCGAGAACGGGCCGTATGGAATCGAGAAAGTCATCCAAGGATCTAAAACAGAGTCGATTCCATTGGGCGAACTTAAGAAGTTGGCAGAAGACCGTAAACTTTTCTTTGATGAGCATCTCATGGAGTTCGCTATGGGCAACAGTATCGTCATTGAGGATACCAATGGCAATCGAAAATTGCTTAAGGCTCGCCATGATGCCAAAATCGATGCGGTCGCTGCTATGATGGACGGTTTTGTGGCGTACAAGCTCTATCGCGATGCGTTTGAGTAGGAGGTGAAAATTCAAAATGGCTATAAAAGTTTGGGACAGGATCAAAAACGTGTTGGATGTGTTCCAGAAAGATGAGCCCGAGGAACCGTCTACATATTTTCGGCAAGAGGTGAGCTATTCAAGGCCCGATAGGGTAAGACTCACTAGAGGCAACGAGCGATCAATCGTGACGGCGATCTACAACCGCATTGCTATGGATGTTGCAGCGCTGCATTTCAATCATGTGCGGCTTGACGACAATGGTCGCTACAGTGAGACAATCGATAGTCCGCTTAACGATTGTTTGACGCTTAACGCCAACATCGATCAAACCGGCCGCGCGCTCATTCAGGATTATGTGCTTTCGTTACTTGACGAGGGTTGCGTCGCGATCGTGAAAACTGTATACGGTAAGTACGACTCTTCTGTGTATGAGGCTCGTGTCGGGAAAATAGTTGGATGGATGCCCGACCGGGTACGTGTATCGGTGTACAATGAGCGCACCATGAAGAAGGAGGAGATTGTCGTCCTCAAATCCGACGCGCTCATTATTGAAAACCCTCTTTATGCGGTGATGAATGAGCCTAACTCGACGTTGCAACGACTGATACGCAAACTCAACATACTTGACTATATTGACGAGCAGAGCGGCTCTGGCAAACTGGACTTGATTATACAGTTACCGTATACGATCAAGAGCCAGGCGCGCCAAGAACAGGCTGAGAAGCGTCGTGCCATGATCGAATCGCAACTTAAAGATACCAAGTATGGAATAGCGTATATCGACGCCACTGAGCATGTGACACAACTTAACCGATCCATTGAGAATAATCTTCTTACTCAGATCGAGTATTTGACTACGATGTTGTATAGCCAATTGGGCATGACCCAATCGGTTCTTGATGGCACCGCCGATGAGAAGACCAGTTTGAATTACAACAACCGAATCATCGAGCCTATCGCGTCGGCGTTTACTGACGAAGCACGGCGTAAATGGTTGTCACGAACTGCCCGTACTCAAAAGCAAGACATCAAGTTCTTCCAAGACCCGTTCAAGCTTGTCCCTGTTGACAATATCGCTGAGATCGCTGATAAGTTCACCAGAAACGAGATCATGTCGTCCAACGAGGTGCGGCAGATCATTGGTATGAAGCCTTCCAAGGATCCGGCAGCTGACGAGCTTCGCAATAAGAACCTGTCAGAGTCTGCCGAGCAGATCAAGGCTAAGAACGGCGAAGCAGTCGCTCTCGAAGAGACTTCGCAGACCGAACCTGCTTCGAAGAGCAGCTCCGGTGGGGCATCATCGATGGACGCAGTCATGGAGATCATAGAAGCAATAGGAACGTTACCCGTTCGGACTGGAGAAATTCAAAATGGTTAAAGATTACGATTTCCGAGCTCGGGTGACTTCGTACAATGTTACATGCACCGACGGTCGAATCATTCGCCCCGGTGCTTTCGCCGATTGCGACGGAATGAAGGTCCCGCTTGTCTGGCAGCACAATCACGCTGATCCGGACAAGGTGCTTGGTCATATGGTTCTTGAGGATACCAAGAACGATATGATCGGCTACGGATATTTGAACGACAAAACTCCGTACGGAAAAGTCACTCGATCTTTGCTTGAGCACGAAGATGTGTCCGCTGTGTCTATTTATGCAAATGGTCTCACACAGCGCGGCAACGAGGTCGTGCACGGAACTATTAGGGAAGTTAGCGTGGTGCTCGCTGGGGCTAATCCCGGGGCCTACGTTGACCAGATCATTGAGCACGATGACTCTGGGGATGAGTCTGCGATATTTACGTTTGTGTTTGAAGACAAACCGCTCATGCACAGCGCAGAGTCCGACGATTCCGACGAGCTCGAACTCGATGATAATGAGGACTCGTCTTCGGACAATTCCACACAATCAGAGTCCGAAAAGGAGGACACTATGGCGCATTCAGATGAGCCGAAGGGCGATAGCACCCGTACTGTTCAGGATGTTATCGATACGATGAACGAAGAGCAAAAAAATGTTTATTACGCCAGTCTTGCGGCCGTTGTTGAGAGTGTCAAGAAAGGCAAGATCAAGGGTACTGGCGACGAGGAATCCGATGAGGAGGATGACGTGAAACACAACGTTTTCGAGGGCGACACCGAGGAGAACACTCTGTCGCACGATGCTATGGACACGATTCTTAAGGACGGCAAGCGGTTCGGGTCGCTCAAGGAGAGCTTCCTCCAGCATGCCGACGATTATGGTATTTCAAACATCGATTACCTGTTCCCCGAGCCTCACACGCTTGACACCCCGCCCGCGTTCATTAAGCGCGACACCGACTGGGTTGCCGGTGTGATCAACGGTGTCCACCACACCCCGTTCTCTCGCATCAAGTCTCAGTTCGCGGACATCACCGAGGACGAGGCTCGTGCGAAGGGTTACATCAAGGGCAAGTATAAGAAGGAGGAGGTGTTCTCGCTCCTCAAGCGTACCACGAATCCGACGACTGTGTATAAGAAGCAGAAGTTCGATCGTGACGATCTCGTTGATATTACCGACTTCGACGTTCTTGCCTGGGTCAAGAGCGAGATGCGCCTGATGCTCGACGAGGAAATCGCTCGCGCCATTCTTATTGGCGACGGGCGTCTTTCTTCCTCGGATGACAAGATCGACGAGTCTTGCATTCGCCCGATTCTCACCGATGACGATCTCTTCTCGGTCAAGGTCTCCGTCACTGTCTCTTCCGATGATGACGAGTCCGCGAAGGCCAAGAAGGCCATCCGTCAGATCATCAAGTCGCGCAAGCAGTACAAGGGTTCTGGCAACCCGACCCTGTACACCACCAACGACTTTGTGGTCGATTGTCTCCTCATCGAGGACACCACTGGCCGCCGCATCTACAACACCGTCCAGGATCTTGCAACTGCCCTGCGCGTTGACAAGATCGTGGAGGTCGAGGTCATGGAGGGCGTCACTCGCACCATTGACAGCGTGGAGCGTCCCGTCCTTGGCATCATGGTGAACCTCAAGGACTACAACGTCGGCGCTGACAAGGGTGGCGCTATCAACATGTTCGATGACTTCGACATCGACTACAACCAGCAGAAGTACCTGATTGAGACCCGTTGCTCCGGCGCTCTCATCAAGCCTTACTCTGCTCTGGTCATTGATCAGGTCACTGAGTCGTCGGCCACTGCTTAAGGAAAATCAAAATGGCGAAATGGTTCGGTAACATAGGGTTCAACAGCGAGACGGTCGAGACTGAACCGGGCGTGTGGGTCGAGACTGAAGTGGTCCGCCCTTACTATGGCGATATTTTGCGGAATGTTCGCAGGCTCGACACCTCTGACTATCTGAACGACGATCTCAATATCTCCAATACTTTGAGTATTGTGGCCGACCCATACGCGCTCAACAACTTTCATCAGATGCGTTATGCTGAGTTTATGAGCGCGAAATGGAAGATAACCTCAGTCGAGGTGCAATACCCTAGGCTGACACTTACTCTTGGAGGTGTTTACACTGAAGAGTCGCAGACAGGAGCTTCAGAAGGTTCTTGAGGATATTCTGGGCTCAAAGAACGTGTATTACCAACCTCCTGAGTCGGTCAAGATGAGCTATCCGGCGATTGTGTATTCCCGAAGTGATATTTGGGGGAACAGCGCTGACGACACTAACTACATAAGCACTTTTGCTTATACAGTGACCGTCATTGCGAAAGACCCGGATAACGAAGTCGTTGATAAGGTGCAGTTGCTTCCGTTGTGCAGTTTTAACAGGCATTACACATCTGACAACCTCAATCACGATGTGTTCACACTTTACTATTAGGAGGTTTACTCATGGCTGTCCTTACTTGGGATGACGCCGGCGAGCGCCTTTACGAGACTGGTACTAAGAAGGGCGTTCTCTATCCCTACAATTCTGCCACTAAGGCTTATGATTCCGCTGCTGCGTGGAACGGCCTGACCGGTGTGACCCAGTCGCCTTCGGGTGCTGAGGCCACCGCTATTTACGCCAACGATGATAAGTACCTTACTCTTTACTCGGTTGAGGAGCTTGGCCTTACGATCACGGCGTATACTTACCCTGACGAGTTCATGGCTTGCGATGGCTCTAAGACCGTCGTCGAGGGTCTTACCGTTGGCCAGCAGTCTCGCAGCCAGTTTGGCCTGAGCTACGTTACTACCCTCGGCAACGACACTGTTGGCAACGATTACGGCTATATTATTCACCTCGTTTACGGTTGCAAGGCGTCCCCGTCTGAGCGCGCTTATGCGACGATCAACGACTCGCCCGAGGCAATCGAGTTCTCTTGGGAGGTCACGACCACTCCGGTGTCCATGACTGGATATTTCAAGACCGCTCTTCTCGATGTTAACTCCACCAAGATCGATGCAGACAAGCTCAAGAGCCTTGAGGATGTGCTGTACGGCACCGCTAGTGAGGAGGCTAAGCTTCCTCTGCCTGATGAGGTGGCTGCGCTGCTCAAGGGCACGACTGCTTAAAGTTGCGATGAAGAGGGTATTCAGTTCGGCTGGCCCTCTTATTTTTTAGCATTTTTGCGAAAAGGAGAACTGCAATGCTTAAGAAAACCATCACGTATAATACCTATGACGGTGACCAGCTTACCCAAGATTTCTACTTCAATCTCAACATGGCCGAGATTTCCAAGATGGAGCTCGGCGTTCGTGGCGGGCTGTCCAACGTTATGCGCCGAATCGCTAATACTCACGATGTGCCGAGCATGGTCGAGTATATTGACAAGTTTATCGAGCTGTCTTATGGCGTCAAGTCTGATGACGGCACGCGATTCATCAAGTCCGAGGAGCTTACGCAGGAGTTCAAACAATCCGAGGCTTATGCGGCCTTGTTTATGGAGCTTCTCGGCGATCCCAAGGCTCAGCAGGAATTCGTCAATGGAATTATTCCTGCTGAGGCGCTCAAACAGATAAACGAGCACCCTGAGATCGTACAACAAGTAAAAGCTGACATGCACCTTACCGAGAACGGCGCATAGTCTTGGAATAGTATGGAGGTGGGCGATGCTTGAATTGCATGTCTCTGACAAAGAGTTCTGGGATGAGCAATCTCAGCGCTTTGTTATTGTGCGCGGTGCAGATCTGCAATTGGAGCATTCGCTCATCTCTTTATCGAAATGGGAATCGAAGTGGCGGAAAGCTTTTTTGACAAAAGAGCCGAAGAAACCTGATGAGATTCTCGATTATGTCAAGTGTATG